AGAGGACTATAGTCTAAACTATTGGGACCCCTATTTAAAAAAGGGTGGGTGGGTGGGCCCGCAGGTTTCAAGCTTGTGGTGAGAAGTAGGACCCGAATGATATATGGGAGACGAGGCGCGCGTTAGCGCGCCTCGATGCATGGTTGTTAGGTTTGTCTTGCTCTTGCTATTGTGTAATTGGTGTCATTGTATTGTGTTTCGGTCAATGGTATTCGCTCGGTTGTTAGTTTGTTTAAGAAGTAATGTTCACTACCATTACTTCTATAATCATAATCTTTCACCCACGCATTTTCAGGAGCCAATCTTATTGGCTCATGTAATCTGCCGAAGTGATCGATTGCTCGTGTTCCATGTTTCGCCCACCAATCACCTAAGCATATTGTTGTACAGAAATTGTTATCACCATAACCATATTGATTAACAGTTCTAGTCTGAAAGTACTTACTGCCTTTTATTCCACGTTTCCTGTCTGTTGTCATATAAGTATGACAGTTAGGACCTTGGCAGTATTTATTCATTTCTATTCTTTTGATTATCCTCGCCCACTTTCATGCCAATAAAAAAGGCGAGTGAACACAATGCACACAATATTATTAGTTCCATTATACCCTCACACTTGGATTGGTTGCATTTCTCCACTTGTTGCCATTTTGATTTGGTTGTGCGTCTAAATCCCAATAGATAAAAACATCATTTCCATCTTTTGTATTAAAATGTTTTCCTTTTGTATCTGTATTAGGTTTAGTCCATGTTCCACGTCTAGTAATTATTGCCTCATGCTTTTTAGCATAGTAAGAAATTAAAAACGTGTCGTTATCTTCAACGAATTGTATTATTTCTTTTGTTTGCATACTTTCTCCTTTATTTGTTAAGGGATAATCCTACTACGAATTACCCCTTAATGTCAAATGTTAATTATTAACTTGTTGTTGGTCGTACAACCTACGCAAAGCTATTTTTTGTTCTCTCGTTTGTGTCTTATTTTTGAGAGTTTCTAAATGAGATAATACATCTGCATTTGAAACTACTATTCCTTTTGATGTAGTCGCTAGGATATCAGTTTCATTGATTGTAATTCCCATTTTATTGGCAAGATCAATAGATTGTTCAAGATAGGTATGATCTCTTAAAACTGCTTTTAAAAGTTTGCATTGTTCTAAAATAGTTTCAATCCATTTGCCATGACATTGAATTAATTTAGCTTTGCCAACTTGCCAAATCATTAATTGGTCAAACTCTTGCTTCTCGCAACCGATAGACCTGTCGCGACAATACTCTCTACCAATTAAATCCAACTGATAATCATTGTTCCACTCTCTTGCATAAGAAGTTTGATTATCACTACCACCACTCAAACCCATTTCTCTTTCGTTTGCGTGTTTGCATGAAGTCCAATGGGGATTGCTTTGGTTTTCCTCGCCACTACCATTTCCCCATTTTTGTTCAATGTTAATATCGGGATTACATTTTTCCCCTTTATTAACTTTGCCTTTTATTTCATCACGAAAATAAGCATAACCAAAATCATTTGATCTGCTACTTTCATTTCCATTTATATTTCCGTCTAATCGGAAATCAAAATGCTTTGTGATGTATGCGTCTTTCTCATCATCTTCACTTCGGTTTTTATCTTCCACATCTTTTTGTGGATAATAACCAAAATGAAAACAACTGTCTTTTGCAATCGTGTCAACATTCTCAAACTTATTTTGAAGATGGTAAGCCATCTTCACATCTTCATCTGTGTAATGTCGTCTTACGATTGTTTTCGCAAGTTTCCATGTTTCATCTTGCAAAGGTTTTATAACTTCCCTTGCTTGTAGATATGCCTCACGTTCTTGCGTGTTCTCTTGTTCAAGATATGGTCGAATAAAAATATCTAATGTTTTTTTCCGATATCCTTGATTGTTTCTAACTCTAGCCATAGTTATTTTCTCCTTTATTAATGCCTACACAGGTGTAGACATTTATTTTTATAAACCTATTGACATCAAAGTCAATAGGATTATATTGGATAGGTCAACGTGAGAAGAGTTTAATTAACTCATGAAGGACGATTGCAGTCGCTCTATGTTGACACACCAAAACTGGCTCTTGATGATTGAACCCTTGGGTATCTAATTTAGAGAGCCACAGCGGTGGCTTGAGCCCTGGTCTATTGGGCTAGTCAGGAATAATCGCGCGTGATGCTCGATGGACCTGGGGTCAAGCTAGGTTTCCTATGAGTGCACTTTAGGATAATCCAAACTAGTGTCCTAGTTTGACCAAACTTGAGCGCTGGCCCCATTCGCAAAAACCTGGGTTGTGGGGCCTGCGGTCAAGTTATCGTACGCGAGTTTAAAGCTCTAGTGGGGTCTCCCAGATGACTTGGCCAGAAAGCGATAAAAAATGATAATAAAACAAAAAGTAATAACAGAGAAACAATTCTTACGACCAAAAGAAGTAAGCGAAAAAGAATGGATAGATCATTGGAGAAAATACCCCGATGGACTTCCTCCGAGTGATGATGATTTTTACAAATATCACATGGAAGATAGCTCCGCTGATGTAGAAGTTCTAGAAACGACCTTTGTTTGGAATGAAATGGGTACTCAAGAGCGTATACCATTTACCGATGAAGCTATTGAAAAACTACAATACAAAAATATCGAAGATAAAAAGAAAAAAATAAACGGTATCAAAACGACAAAAGCGTAGTATGGGGGGGTGGGCCCACAGGCCCCAAGCTCCAAGCTCCAAGCAGCATTGACAATGGATCATGGATCACGTAGGATGAATTTATGAAAGATAAAACACTAATAGTAAAAAAGAAAAATGTTTATGGTAATGAATTAGTTTATCCAGTGTGCCAGGATTCAATTGTATTTAGTTATATTGCTGGAACAAAAACATTTTGTCCAATAACCATAGCCAACATTAAAAAATTAGGCTATAAATTCGAAACAGAAAGAGAGGAAATATGAAGATAAAATATAAAGATAAAAATATTTCATTGCCATTTAATTTTGGCGGTGAAAGTAAGAGCACCAGCACAGAGATAGTCTCCAGGACCAATCCACTAAGTGGACAGGCAATTGACCTGCCAGCGTTCGCGGCGGCTGTTTATGATTACACTATTTCAAGTAATCTAACAGCTGAGACGGAGGACCAAGGGAAATACTGGGGCTACAGTCAGCACTGGAGCTCAGTACGTAAAGGTATTGACTGGTTCAGACGCCATTTTGCAAAAGAATATATGGTGCTGTTGGACTGATGAGTCATATATTAGATAAAACTACAGTTAAAAGGATCCTGCAGCTCCACCAGCTGCAGGGCCTAAGCCCCCAGATCATAGGCCAGCGGTTCGGGTTTACCACGGCCAGAATATATAATATAATAAGGCGCCAAGCCCCCCAGAGCCCCAAGCTTCAAGCCAAGACCAATGTTACAATGTCCAGCCGTCACCACACAGGAGCACATGCGCGCCCCGATTCAGCCACAATTAAAAAGGATAATAAGATATGAAAAAATTTATAATAGAAGTTAAACACGCCTCCGCTGGGCAGCTGCAGACCATCGCGTCTGAGCTCAAGATCATGAGCAATGACTGGGCTAAGTTTGGCCCACGGATCACGATCAATGGCAAGCCCCTGGAAGCGCCAAGCCTAACGATGGAGGTGCCAAGCTCCAAGCCGCAAGCTTCAAGCCTTAAAAAAGACACAATTATGTGATAAAGAAAAAACTAGAAAGATATAATGTTAATAAAAGAAGCCAATAAAATAACTGGAGGACTAAGCGCACCAGGCAAAATGCCTGAAGGCTCTTATAACCTACCCGCAAGCGCCTGCCAGACTGGCGCCAAGCTGCGCAAGGTCCCAGGGACCCCGTGCCATGGCTGCTATGCATTCAAATTTCGTTACAATTTCAAGCCAGTTAAAAAAGCACTGGCCCGCCGTCTATCCAGCCTGGACCATCCGCAATGGGTGGAAGCAATGACAGTACTAGTTAAAAAGAAAAAGCATTTTAGATGGCACGACTCTGGAGATATTCAGGGCGTAGCACACCTTAAAAAAATTTATGAAGTATGCAACAACACACCAGGGACCATGCACTGGCTGCCCACTCAAGAGCGCCAATACCTCCCGATGGAGGGGTCCACGTACCCAGATAACCTGGTCATAAGATTAAGCAATGCAAAAAATAATACAGCGCCAGGGAAGGCCTGGACTCATTGGTCCACGGTTGTTGATGAAGGCGGAGACTGTCCTGCATCGAAGCAAGGCAACGAGTGCAAGAGCTGCAGGCGCTGCTGGTCTCGAGATGTTAAACATGTCACGTACCCGAAACATTAAACCAAAGACTCTTATATTAAAGATCCATGAAGCATGGGCCACGGCCAATGGATATAGGAGGAACAGGCCTCAAGCTCCAAGCCTCAAGCTCCAAGCTGATCGAGCTCCAAGCTGCAGGCATCAAGCCCCAAGCAGCAAGCCTCAAGCTTAAAGCCACAGGCCACAAGCTCCCTGATCCGTGAACCACGGAAAAGTTTCACGAGCCTCGGACCGAGGGCCTCGGCTATGATATAAGTATTGTGCGGATGCGCTACATGGAACGCAATTTGATGTGGTGAAAATTTGAGTTTATTCCCTGAAGTAACTTTTAATTCTACAGTGAAAAAGTGGCCAGAATTATTGTACCCCAACAGATCAGGCATGCCAGGAAGGCTAAGGTTTTCAATCCTATTCCAGATAATTCGTGGGGTAGCTTTCTTAAGTTTTTGATATAATTTAGCTTCTGAACCCATGTGCTTTTCAAGGGAACACTAGTAGTCATCTTTAAGCTTCGAGGGTAAAATAAGTGGAGATTCTTTTACGGTTTTTAAAACAAGTCGGTGAGCAGTATGACCGCCATGGCCAACAATAGGCACAGCATGGTCATGAACCTCCATGCGTTTAATTTCATGTAGATAACCATTTTGTTCAACAAAGATAACAGCATTAGAAATGGCATTACCCTGACGGGTGCCTGTTGCATCTGCTTCAGTAAATTTAGATAAAAATTCTTGGAGGTCCTTAACTCGCATTACATTCCTGACTTTCTCACATTATTAATTTTTTTATTTAGGTGATTGTGTAATTTCTTATTCTCTTCTTCAAGCTCTGTCAATCTCTCTTGTAATTTTCCATTTAATTTTTGATGAGATTCATTTACAGCAAGAGCATTCGCTAGTGCCTCTTCCAGTTCTTCAATTTTTGATTTCTTCCTTTGTTGCAACTCTGTAGCATCTCTATCTCTTTTCATACCCGCTGTTATACAGGCACCAAGTTCTTTTTGCAGTCTTTCCTCTTCTCCTTCAATGGGTTCTAAATCTGCTTGTTTCTGTCTAGATTCAGTCACAGGAATCCGTTGCGCTTCTTCCATACGATCTGCATCTCTATATCTTTCCAAGTCCCTATAACTTTTATCAGGGTGTTCTTTGGCCAATTCATGAATTGTTTTTTCTTTCATCATTGACATTTTATCAATGTTACCTTAAATTGTCAAATATGGGAGTTCCTAAAAGATTAACTGATATGCAAATGAGATTCGCCGAGTTTATAGTATTCGGTGGACCTGAAGGACCTATGACCCAGTCAGAGGCAGCCATCGCTGCAGGATACAGTCCACAAAGATCAAGACAAGAAGGATCAGAGCTAATGAATCCTAGATCTAGTCCACTAGTTGTCCAATATGTTGGTACACTCCGAGAGGAAAGAATTAAGAAGCATGAAATTACTTACGATAAACATTTGGCCGAACTGGCTAGACTTAGGGAAGCTGCTTTGAAGAAGAGCAGTTTTTCTGCTGCTGTAAACGCTGAGACCAATCGAGGCAAAGCAGGAGGACTATACATAGAACGAAAAATAATAAAGCATGGGAAATTAGAAGATATGTCAGAGCAAGAACTAGAAGCAAAAATGAAACAAATTTTAAACGATTACGCACCAATTTTAAACGTTACACCCAAGACTGAGAAATTAGCAAATAAACAGCCAAAAGAGCCATCAAAGAAAGAGCCCCCACAATAAGTTTATCGGGATTCCACATTTAATTTTTCCATTCTAGTTATACACCCTGTAGGAAAGATGTTCCGATCTGAATAAGCCTCGTCCTTCTCGTCATAACTGGCAAAAGTCCAAATGAATTTCTTGGTTCTTTTATATAAATATGCAAACGTGATCATCCTAGAACATTCGAATTTATTAAACTCTTCCGCTGTAGCATGCCCTCCAT